CACACGGAGCCTCATCCACAGGGGCGGCGCGGGCGGCTGCGGAGCGTGACCGTCGTCTGAGCCCTGCATCCCCCGCCCGATCGGGCGGCGTAACCTTGTAGTCGCCCGCGGCTGATCCCCGCGGGAAGAAAGGCCCAGCGACCCGAGCGCTGGGCCTTTCGCATTCCTCGGGAGCAGCAATGTTCAACGCTGTCCAGTTGACAATCCCAGCCTGCGACGAGTGTGGAGAAGCCTTCACCGTGCGAGGCGCAGGCCAGCGGTTCTGTTCGGACAAGTGCCGGTCCCGCAGCAGGGACCGGGCGCGTGGCCCGAAGTGCCGCGGGTGCGGCAAGCAGATGTGGGGCGGGCGGGGCGTCCGGCCGGAAGGCCAGGCTCGGTGTCGCGACTGCTGGCGAGCCGAACTGGGGCACGGCATCCGGATGTACGAGGACCGCGGCTGCCGTTGCGACATCTGCAGAGCCGCGAAGGCGGCCCAGAATCGCAGGTACGCCAAGCGGTTCCGTGAGCAGCACGGCTTCTCGCTCACTCAGAAGTACCGCCCGGCGACGAAGCTGACGCGGAAGTGCCGCCGCTGCGGCAAGGGCAAGGTCATGCGGGACCTGTGCTCGCGCTGCCAGGTGGCTCGCGCCGCCCGCCAGCGGGCGGCAGCCCGGAAGGCGGAGCGCGCGGCGGCTGGCACGTCCGCAAACCCGCGGTGGCCGTGGGTGCAGGGCGTCTGCGCCTGGTGCCGTGAACCGTTCGTCCGCAAAGGGATGGCATCGCCGTACTGCTCGAAAAAGTGCAACCGCAAGGACAACTCCAAGGGCGACTTCATCTCGCGAAGCGGGCGGCTCGCGATCTACGAGCGGGACGGCTGGATCTGCCAACTGTGCTTCGAGCCGGTCGATCCGAATCTTCACTACCTGGACGACTGGGCGGCTTCGCTGGATCACATCGTTCCCCGGTCGCACATGCTGTTCCCGGATCATTCGCCGTCGAACCTGAGGCTCGCTCACCGCTGGTGCAACAGCGTCCGCGGCGGCGAGTCGAACGAGTGCGCATCGGTCTTTGCTGCGTGAGTGGGAGGCGGCATGGGAAGTGTCCACAAGGCCGCCGTCACCGGTGACCGTCTGAAGACCCTCCGCGCGCTGCGCGACCACCTGGCCGTCGCGATCGATGGTTGCAAGTCCATGCGGGACCTGGCCGCTCTGTCGCGCCAGCTCGCCGATGTGGTCGCGCAGATCGACGCCCTAGACCCGCCCGAGACCGAAGTGAGCCCAGCCGATGAGGTTGCCCAACGTCGCGCTCGCCGGCGTGCAGGTGCCAAGAGTTCGGCACGCGCCCAAAACACGAGCTAACGCCTGGGAGGATGTGGCCGACCTGGCCGCCGCCTACGGGCTGCACCTGGACCCGTGGCAAGAGAACGTGCTGCAGGCCGCGATGGGCGAGCGGGCGGACGGGCAGTGGGCGACGCCCCGCGTGGGGGTGGCGGTGCCGCGCCAGAACGGCAAGGGCGCGATCATCGAGGCGCGGGAGCTGGCGGGGCTGTTGTTGTTCGGCGAAGAGCTGATCTTGCACTCGGCGCACGACCAGAAAACGGCGCGGGTCGGGTTCGACCGGATCGTGTCGTACTTCGAGAACTACGACGACTTGCGTAAGCGGGTCAAGCAGATCGGCACGGCGCTGAACCGCGAGTACCTGCAGCTGAAGACGGGGCAGACGCTGCGTTTCCTGGCCCGCTCGAAGAGTTCGGGCCGCGGCTTCTCGGCGGACTGCCTGTTTCTGGACGAGGCGCAGGAACTCTCCGACGGAACATGGTCGGCGATCCTGCCGACGACGTCGGCCCGGCCGAACCCGCAGATTTGGCTGCTGGGGACGCCGCCGTCGCCGCTGATGAACGGCGAGGTTTTCACGAGGTTCCGGCAGGCGGGCCTTGAGGGCAAGGATCTGCGGCTGTGCTGGTGCGAGTGGTCGGCGGACCCGCGGGCCGATCTGGACGACCGGGAGGCGTGGGCGCAGGCGAACCCGTCGCTGGGTGCGGCGCGGGAGACGGGTGTGACGCTGGAGTCGATCGCCGATGAGCGGTCGGCGATGGATGATGAGTCCTTCGGCCGGGAGCGGCTCGGCATGTGGGACGACGTCGCCTCGTCGCGGGTGATCGACGCGGCCACGTGGGCACGGTGCGCCGACTCCGCTTCGCAGGTCGCTTCCGAAATCGCCATCTCGGTGGACACGACCCCGGACCAGTCGGTGACGAGCATCGCCATCGCGGGCCTGCGCGGCGACGGCCTGCCGCACGTGGAGGTCATTGAGAACCGGCGCGGGCCGCTGGACTGGGTCGTGCCGCGGCTGGTGGAGCTGGTGGGCCGGTGGCATCCGCGGGCGCTGGTGATCGACGAGTACTCCCCGGCGATGGTCCTGGTCGACGGCCTCGCCAAGGAGAAGATCACGGTCACCACGACGCGGACGCGCGACATGGTTGCGGCGTGCGGGCAGCTGTACAGCTTGGTCATGTCGGGCCGGGTGCGGCACATCGACCAGCCGCTACTGAACACGTCGCTGTCCGTGGCGCGTAAGAGGACGGTGGGCGACGGCGGCGGGTGGGCGTGGCATCGCCGGGGCGTGGAGGACGACATCACGCCGCTGGTGTCGGCGACCCTCGCGCTGTGGGGCGTCGGTGCGGACAAGGCGAAGGTGAAGCGGCCTAAGCGCAGGTCGGGGCGTAGTGGCGGGGGCCGGAGGGCGGTGATGCTGTGATTGAGAAGATCACCCTTCCGGGCGTGGACGACGACGACAACGCGACGCTGAACCGGCTGCTGGCGCAGCTGGAGGCCAAGGCGAAGCGCAACAAGCTGCGGTCGGCGTACTACGACATGAGGCGGGTCATCAACCTGGTCGGGTCGGTGATCCCTCCGCAGTACTTCCGGCTCGGGATCGTGCTGGGCTGGTCCAGCAAGGCGGTGGACATCCTGGCGCGGCGCTGCAACCTCGACGGGTTCGTGTGGCCGGACGGCGACCTGGACTCGCTGGGCTGGCGCGAGGTGTGGGAGGGGAATCACCTGCGGTCGGAGGTGTCGCAGGGGACGATCTCCTCGCTGATCCACTCGACCGCGTTCGTCATCAACACTCAAGGCGGCCCGAATGAGCCGGCCGGGCTGATCCACTTCCGTGACGCGCGGAGCGCGACGGGCGAGTGGAATACCCGGACGCGGCGGCTGGACAACTTGTTGAGCGTGACGGGTCGCGACGCCGACGACCGGCCGACGGCGTTGACGCTGTACCTGGATGGCCGCACCATCACCGCGGAGAAGGACGGCTCTGGCTGGACGGTTGAGAAGTGGGGGCATGCGTGGGGCGTGCCGGCCGAGCCGCTGCCGTACCGCCCGCGCTTGGACCGGCCGTTCGGTAGCAGCCGGATCACCCGCGAGGTGATGAACCTGCAGGATCAGGCGACGCGGGCGCTGATCCGGCTGGAGGCGCATTCGGACATCTACGCGATCCCGGACCTGTGGATGCTCGGCGCCGATCAGAGCATCTTCAAGAACGCGGACGGTTCGTTGAAGGCGGCGTGGCAGGTCGTGATGGGGCGGATCAAGGGCATCCCCGACGACGATGACGCCGAGAATCCCCGTGCGGATGTCAAGCAGTTCCCGGCGGCGACGCCGGAGCCGCATCTGGCGAGCTTGAACGCGTACGCGAAGATGTTCGCTCGCGCTACGTCGTTGCCGGACACGGCGGTCGCGATCACTGACCTGTCGAATCCCACCAGCGCCGAGGCTTACGACGCCAGCCAGTACGAGCTGATCGCCGAGGCTGAGGGCGCTACCGATGACTGGTCGCCGTACCTGCGGCGCGCGGTGGTGCGGGCGCTGGCGATGGCCAACGACATCCCGGCCGACGAGATCCCGCCGCGGTGGGCGACGATCGCGCCGCGGTGGCGCGACCCCCGGTACCTGTCGCGGGCGGCGCAGGCCGACGCCGGGATGAAACAGTTGTCGGCGATTCCGTGGCTGGCCGACACCGAGGTTGGGCTGGAGCTGCTCGGCTTGGACGAGCAGCAGATCGCTCGCGCGCTGGCCGATCGGCGCCGCGCCGACGCGCAGCAACGGCTCTCGGCGCTGGCGGCGGCCGCGCAGGCGGCGCGCCGGGATTTTCCGATGGTGGCGCAGATGAGTGAGCGGCGTGGCGACGGCGGCTGACGTCGCCGCCTACGCGGCCGCACAAGACGACGTTGTGGCGCTGGCGCACGCCGAGCTCGTGCGGTGGTGGGCCGGTCTGGACGTCTCCGACGGGCGTGCGGCGGCGGGGGCGCTGGAGGCGTTTCTCGCCGAGCTGGTCGCCGCGTACGGCAGTGTCGCCGCGGCGCTGGCCGCTGACTTCTACGACCAGATGCGCGACGAGGCGGGCGCGCCGGGGTGGTTCCGCGCGGACCTGGCCGACCCGGTCCCGGCTGGTCAGGCGGAGGCCGCGGCGAGGTGGGCGGTGGGCCCGTTGTTCGGCGGGGACGGCGCCCAGGCGGCGCTGGACCACGCGGCGGGCTCGGTGCAGCGGCTCGTGCAGCAGCCGGGCCGTGACACGATCGTGCTGAACGTGCGCCGCGATCCGGCTAAGCCGGGGTGGGCGCGGGTGCCGCGCGGGCGGGGCTGCGCGTTCTGCCGGATGCTCGCGGGCCGCGGCGCGGTGTACACCTCCGCGGAGGCGGCGCGCGGGATGCGCGCCTACCACGACCACTGCAAGTGCTCGGCGGTGCCGGTGTGGCGGGGGCAGTCGCTCCCCTACGACGCGGACGCCCTTGAGCGCGAGTACCTGCGGGCGCGTGAGGCCGCCGGCAGCGGCAGCACCAAGGAGATCTTGGCGCAGATGCGGCAGGACTTGGGCGTCAGCTAGAGACGTCCCCGCCCTGGTGGCGGGGCTGGCAGTACTCATCACGCCCCAGGAGGGCTTAGATCATGTCCGAAACGACCGAAGCCGGGACGGCGCCCGCCGAGCCCGCGCAGCCCGCCGAGCCCCAGGAGGGCCAGCAGGGCAAGCAGCCGGAGACCTTCGACGCCGAGTACGTGGCCAAGCTCCGCAGGGAGGCGGCCAGGTACCGCACGGAGGCCAAGGCGAACGCCGAGGCGGCCAAGCGGCTCGCCGAGATCGAGGAAGCTGGCAAGTCTGAGGCGGAGAAGGCCGCCGAGCGGGTCGCTGAGGCCGAGCGCCGCGCCGCCGAGGCTGAGGCGCGCGTCCTGCGCCGCGAGATCGCCCTTGAGTACAAGCTCGATAAGGACGATGCGGCGTTGCTGGACGCGCTCACCGACGAGGACGCGATGCGCAGCCTCGCCAAGCGGCTCGCTGTACCGGCCACCGGCAAGAACTACGTGCCCCGTGAGGGCACTACCACCACGACCACCACGTCCGGCGCGGCGGCTGATGAGCGCGAGTTCGTGCGCGAGCTGTTCGGGTCGGACGGGTAACCAGGAAGGAACACCATGGCGGTTTTCGGCACTACCGACGCCAAGGTCCTCATGCCGCGGAACATCGCCGACGGCATGGTGAAGGAAACCCAGACCGGTTCGACCGTCGCTGCCCTGTCCGGGCGTGAGCCGATGCGGTTCGGTGAGGTCGACTACATCACCTTCAACGACTTCCCCAAGGCCGAGTTCGTGGCTGAGGGCGCCGAGAAGTCCGACACCACGGGCAGCTTCGACTTCGTGACCGCGACGCCGAAGAAGGCGCAGGTCACGATGCGGTTCAACCAGGAAGTGCAGTGGGCCGACGAGGACTATCAGCTCGGCATCTTCCGGGAGCTTTCCTCGGCGGGCGCTGTCGCGCTGTCGCGCGCCCTGGACCTGGGCGTGTACTACCGGATCAACCCGCTGACCGGCACGGCGATCACCGGGTGGACGAACTACCTGAACGCCACCACGCTCCGGGTGGAGGCCGGGTCGGACCCCGACGCGGACATGGAGGCCGCAGTCGGGCTGCTGATCAGCGCACAGAAGTCGGTGACCGGGGTTGCGTTCGACCCCTCGTACGCGTGGACGCTGGCGACCGCCCGCTACCCCGACGACCGTAAGAAGTACCCGGAGCTGGGTTTTGGCGTCGGGATCACCAACTTCGGGGGCCTGCCCGCGTCGGTGTCCAACACCGTCTCGGGCCGCCCGGAGGCGACCGACACCGGGGTTCGCGCGATCATCGGCGATTTCGCCTCCGGCATCCGGTGGGGCGTGCAGCGCTCCCTCCCGGTTGAGCTGATCCGGTTCGGTGACCCGGATGGTCAGGGCGACCTGAAGCGGCAGAACCAGATCGCCCTGCGGCTGGAGATCGTCTACGGCTGGTACGTGTTCACCGACCGCTTCGCGGTCATCGAGGAAATCGAGGAAGGCGACTGACGTGCAGTCGACCAAGCAAGTCCGGGTGGTCGCGCAGGACGCCCCCAGGCCCGGCCAGAGCTTCGAGCACGTCGCGTTCTTCGACGCCGACGGTGAGCCGATCGAGCTCGGCGGCGGAGGCGGCGGCGCGGTCGCCTGGGACGATGTGTCGGACAAGCCCGCGGCGTTCCCGCCCGAGTCGCACACCCACGCGGCCGGTGACGTCACCGGTCTGGCCGCCGTGGCTACCAGCGGCAGCTACGGCGACTTGTCGGACACTCCGGCGATTCCGAGCACCCCGGGCGACGTGGGGGCCGCACCCGCGTCGCACACGCACGCCATCGAGGACGTGACGGGGCTGCAGGCGGTCATCAATGACCTGACGGCCCGCGTCGAAGCGCTGGAGAACGCCTGATGCAGCGACTGCGCGGAAGGCGGGGCGCGGTGGTGCGCGTCGACGACGCCACCGCCGCGCGACTGCTGTCCGACGGCTGGAGGCCGGCCGACACACCGCCCGGCGGCGGGTACGAGGCGATGACGGTGGCCGACCTGCGCGCTGAGATCGCCCGGCGCAACGCGGGCCGCGACGGGGCCGACAGGCTGCCCGCCGACGGGCGCAAGGCCGACCTGATCGCCGTCCTTGAGATCGACGACGAGTAGGAGGGCGACGTGGCCGAGATCATCGCCGTGGACGACCTGCCGGAGGACATGAGGTCCAAGGATCTGGTCGCCGAGATGGTCGCGGGCGCGAACGCCAAGGCCAGCCGCGTGGCCCCGTGCCTGGATTCGACCGACCCGCCGCCCTCGGACGGGCAGCTCGCCGAGGCGAAGCTGATCCTGCTGGGTGCGGTGAAGCGGTGGACCGAGGCCGGGGCCGGGTCGTTCCAGCAGCAGACGGCCGGCCCGTTCAGCATGTCGACCGACACGCGGCAGCGGTCGGGCTACAACCTGTGGCCGTCGGAGATCGAGGCGCTGCAGGCGCTATGCCGCACCGGTTCGCAGGACGCGTTCAGCGTCGACACCGCCCCGGGTACTGCGCTGCAGCATTCGCCGCTGTGCTCGCTGGCGTTCGGTGCGGCGTAC